GTTAATAATGTTAGCATAAACCCTGAAAACCCTACTACAAATGATGATTTAATTGGTGTTTGTAATGTTAGTTCTGTTAATAATGATTTATCTATTAATTTTGAGTGGTATATTAATGATTTGTTAAACGAAACAGGAAATTATAGTGGTTTATTAAGTTCTTGTTATCAAGAAACTGCAAACATATCGTCTGCTTGCGGTGGATTAAGTACAGGAAGTTATGATTGGATTGAAGATACTGAAGGTGCATCAAGTAATGTATCAAATCCAGAAAATGTTTATGATGGTAACTATACAACTTATGCAAGTGTTGCATGTTATACAATAGAAGGGCGTGCAGGATGTAGCGGGAATAATACTTTATTGATTAATTATAGTAAACCAATAACTGCTATTTCTGCAATTTGGCAAATAAAAAGTGGGAGTACTATTGAAACAAACTTAGTTAATGTGTCTATTCCAAGTAGTTGTTTTAATCAAGATGAACTAGAACTTCGCACAGAGACATATAAACTTGAGACTGCATTTGGAGATAGTAAACAACAAACAACATGGAAATGTAATAATGGTACTGCATATGTAACTTTAAAAACTTTTACTACTGGATTTAATAATGGTGGTGGTAGTGGTGGCGGTGATATTTATGAAGAAGCAATTTTTTGGAGTTTACCATTAATAATTAGTAATGTGAGTTATAATGTTTCTACATTACCAAGTAGTTATACAAGTACGAATGATAATATTACTTTTAGTTGCCAAGCAGAAGACGAATATTCAACAAGCAATTACGAAAACGCCTCAGTAACGATACTTGCAGTGCCTTGCACAATTACAGAAGACACGACAATAAGTGTAGACCTTGATTGTTCAGGAGAAACATTTAGTATATCGAATGGAGCAACAGCAACAATTAATGCAGGAATAATCGTACAATGTTTAAAAACAAATGTTAATGTTGGAAAGGTTAATCTGAAAGCAGGAGCTAATATCCAACAGGGAGTGTCTTAAAAATGAGTTTTGATTTTATAAGGTACGAAACAGGAGATCATGTAGTATTTGGTGTTTCACATTTTGATTATACATACGGAGATGACGACTTCCCAACAACAGGACAATCTGACTTCGCAGAGATAATATTTGAAGCAGGCGGAACATTTAATGTGCTAAGAGAAACACAGACCACAGACGGACTGGGAAACATTACAACAATCACTCAAACAAACTTCGAAGTTACTGGATGGATTACAGACATCACAAAAAAGGATCGTAAAGTAGATGATATGGGGCTTGCTGTTCCCGGAAACAGAATAATATATCTTAAGCATTTATACGATGTCTCAGATGTTGTGAAAGAAGGAGATATACTCGAAGACCGAAACAGTGTTCAATGGAGAATAGAGAAATTACTGACTGAGCCATACTTGACTAATAAGAAGATTTATACTAAAGCAATTATTAAAAGTATCAACTTAGAGGGATCCAATTGACATTCGAAGATGATATTCTAGCAGATTTCTCAGAGATACTCAGTGCGCATGGAGATGCATTCACTATAAAGTCTCATGTTGAAACAAGCGATAGCATGGGCCGAGTGTTAACTACGGATGAAACAAGTTTTTTAATTGTTGCATGGATTACAGATATTACTAAGAGAGATAGGAAAGTTCATGATTTAGGACTTGTAGTTGCAGGAAGCAGAATAGTTTATTTTAAGAATGAGTATTATACAACTAGTGGTGGAGTTCGAGATATTCATACAGTCAAAGAAGGCGACATTTTTGTGGACCGTAACAGTAACACTTGGAGATTAACTAGCATACTTAAAGAGCCTTTTTTTTCAGAGCAGGAAATTTATAAAAAAGGAACTGTGAAAAATATTACTTTAGAGGGATCTTAAATGGAAGCAAAAGTAACTGTTGACAATCCTAATATGCAGCATATGAAGAAGCGAACTCTGACTGGTATGAAGAAGGTCTTGTGGAAAGCAATGACTAAGATGGAAGAGATTGCAAAAGACAAAGCTCCAGTCGACACAGGAATGTTAAAAAATAGGATCCATTTAATGCCAATGCAATATGGAGCAGAAGAGTACGCTCTCTCTGACGGTGTATCATACGGAGCAGACCTAGAGTACGGCAACAGACCACACAATGTGGAAATGAAACCACTTATAGACTGGGTTCGAAGAAAAGGAATCGCAACAACTGAAGGTGGGCAAATAGCATTCGCTAAGTATGTGCAAAAGAAGATACGGACCAAAGGAGTGAACGCTCAACCATTCTTCAGACCTGCACTGCATGAAGTTCAAATAGTATGGCTTCCAGTTTTCAAAGAAGAAGTGTTCGGGAAACAATAATTGCTCGAACATAAAAAAGTTTAAATAAAATCAGTACAGATTAATAACATGACAAGAGCCAAGAGGTATATCTTGTTGTAGTTACCTGTCCAAGAGGAGAAAGAAATGGTATATTTAAGTCCAAAGACGATAATCGTAGATTTTCTAAGAAAAAACATTACTGATCCACGAAGTCGAATATCAAGTACTTCTGATTCTTTCACAGCAACAGCAGGTCAAACAAGTTTCTCATTAACACCAACTACAGGAAAAAGCGTGAGCTACATAGACTCTGTGACTGTTAATGCAGCAACGAAAGTTAAGTGGCAAGATTACTATATTGATTTTAAAGGAGAAAAAATTGTATTCTTTACGGGTGTATCTTTATCTGATGCTGTAGTGGTTACTTATGGCGAAGGAAGTACAGACTGGATATATCCTGACAAACCAAACGAAACACTGGGGCCTCTGAAGTTCCCAAGAATGAATGTTCTTGTAGTTGGTAGTCCCGGAAAAAGACTAGGTAACTATGAAGCACCAGTTGAAGCAGTCCCAAGAATCCAAGTAGATATATGGACCAAAGAAAAACAAGACAATCAAATATTCACTATTGACGGAGATAAATACACAGGGGATGACCTTGCGGAATATCTTGCTTACCAAGTAACTCAAGCATTCGAAAATAGTGAAGAAGAACTATTCCCGGCACTTTATGGGTATGATCCAGTAGGAATGCCTCCTGACTTACCCTTCGATGAAGAACTGCAGTGTCATCATAAAACTGTGGAATTCATTTGCAGAGGAATAAAAATAGGCAGAATAAATTAATGGAGATGAAAGAATGGCATTTGAAGAATTCCTTATTGGAAAGCGGGAAAGAATGAGTTGGATAGTTGAAACAAGCTATGCAACTGGTGGAACAATGACTGGCGGAGAGATTGTAGGACTTAATTGTACTATTGAACCTGACTGGGGAAGAGGATGGCAAGAAGTACTTACTGCGGGAGCTGATAATAGATTGGTGCAAAGTAGAGTTAAAGGACCAAAAACACTTCCTTACAGCATGAATTTTGTTCCTGTTAATTGGAGATGGTTAAAATATTTATTGGCAGTTACTGATTCAGGGACTACGCCAAAAATACATACTTTTGCGATGAGAAATACTATTTTATCATACAGGCTAGAGTGGGCTAAGAGAGCAACAACTAGTCAAGTGTATACTGTTGTTGGAAATGTTGTCAAATCAGCAACTATGAGCTTTCAAAAAGCAACAGGAGAAGGAACTGAAGGGTTCTTGGGTGTAGCACTTACTTGTGTAGGTCAAGATGTGACTGATGGAAGTACAGTAACTACTATTAGTGCTGGGAATATTACTAAAGCACCTTTTCAATACCGAATGGTTAAATGGACTCTCGAAGGAACTGAAATCAAAGAAGTAAACAACGGAGAAATTACTATTGATAATGGTATCGAAGAAAACGATAGCAGATACTGTAATAGCACATATGATGAGAAACTAGGTGAACCAATACCTAAAACTTTCAGGATTACGGGACGATTTAATGTTAATGTTAAAGATAGTACATACTTCGATGACTGGGATGGTGGCGTAGCATTAACTGGAACAAACACTTTATTAATTGATAAAGATGGATCAGGAGATGATCAACTTTTAATTACTTTCGGGAACTTTTATGTGCTCGGAGCAGTACCTTCGACAAACCTTGAAGGAGTCACAAATACTGATGTAGTGTGGGCTTGTGATGGTTTTACTAGTGTGGTAGCTCGAGATAACATTACAACATACTAAATGAGGATAAAAATGGGATACGAAAACGATTTTGTAGACGAGAAACCAGTAACACTGGATGTAGACGGACGAATATTCAAGTACAAACCAACAACTGGTGGAGACGAGAATAACTGGCTTAAAGAAGTTATGACATTAGACATGGAAACAAGAACACCAATGGTTGACTGGAGCATTTACAACAAGAAGAAGCTCGAGAACCTAGTAGCGATTCCATATGACAAAGTACTGATTAATAAGATCATAAATGTCGAGAAGGAATGGTCTGACTTAACAACGGATGAAAGGTACTCGTTACTCGCTAAACTCAAACCCGGACTGTTTGATAAGATTATTAATGCAATAAAGAAAATCGATGAGCCGGACTTAAAGACAGTAAAAAACTAGTAAGGCTGATAGAGTACTCTGGGAAAGAAGGTATCACAATTAGTGATCCTCAACAGAAACTCCTATGGTGGAAGACCATAGCCTTTGAATGTGGAATCAGCCCGAAAGAGTTCAACAAATCAAATCTTAAAGATATACAAGAAATCATGATGATTAAAAGTTCCGTTAGCAGTAAAAAAGAACGGAATCAGAAAGTGCAAGACATGATGAATAAAGTGAGGTTCAAATAAATGGTAGCAAGTGCAGGAAGTGCGGGAGCATCAAGCTCAATGAAGATTGTCGGAACAATGGATACATCTAATGTAGACAGAGGATTCCAAAGAGTCGGTCAAGGATTCGAGGGAGTTAAAGGGAAAGGCAAATCCTTCGGAGCAGATATGAAGAGAGTCGCTCAAACAGTGAGTGGTCTCGCAAAGAAGCTCGCACTTATGGGTATTGCAGGCGGAACAGCAATGGTTGGTCTAGCAAGCAAAGCTCCTGCAGTCGCACCGGCACTCGCAAAGATGGGAGTTTCAATGGGCAAGATCCAACGAAGTCTCGGAGAAGCACTGGCTCCTGCATTTGAGAAAGTCGCAGGTTGGCTTGACAAACTAGCTGTGTGGGTTGATAATAATAAAGAGAAGATTGGGGAGATGGCTGATAAATTCCTTGATTGGGGAGCTGCACTTGCAGAGAAGGTGTGGCCTGTACTTGAAAAGATAGGTCAATGGGCGATGGACAATCCCGGATTATTCGCAGGGATCGTTGCAGGTTTAATTTTAGCACCGACAGTGATCGCAGGGATAGCAAGTATATCTTCATTAGTGGGGGTTCTTGGTGGAGCAACAGTAAGTGCAAGTCTTCTTGCAGCATTTGGTTATTTAGTAGCACTGGGTGGGATAGCATACGCAGGGTACAAAGGAGCAGAGTTCCTCGTGGATAAAGCTCAAGCATACACTGGGATGGGTACTGATCCAAATGCACCAACAGATATGAGTGGTCAAACACTGGCGACTAGATTTCCTCAAAAGATATGGAGTGATATATCAGGAAATGATGCACCATGGCAAGATTCACTAAATCCAAATAGTCCTGCACACGATCAGGCGATAAGAGATATTAAGAATCAACCTTATAGTCCAACTCCAGACGGAATGATAAGTGCAGATACTAGAAGAATGTGGTTCTTACAAATATGGGACTCGGTGTGGGGATAGAAGATGGCAATGAAAATAGAGAATTACGAAGGAACAGCAGACACATTTACTTGGCCTTATAACCCTCAAGCATTTGACGACACGACCGACAGTAACTATGAGATTACACCGATAGGCTTTCAGAAGCATCACATCGTAGTGAGTGGTGGTGGGATAGGACCAAAGAGTATTATTTTAACTGGACACTTCAGCGGAGCAAGCAAACTAACTCACTGGAGAAGTTGTAGCAAGCATTTTATGGAGACGACACAGATTAAAAAACTTTATTTTGAGTCTGACAAATTCCATATCGGACTAGGAAAGCAAATCAAGCGAACTCATGCTGGCGGAAGAACAAACTTTATAGATTATGTCGGTACTTTTCAAAGTTTTATTCCTTTACTTTTTGGAAATACTTTGAGAACAAGCGGGACTAATGAAGGTAATGCTAAGACTTTTGTGACTACAATCACTGGAACTGTTACTAGTGGCGCAAGCGATATAGTTATAAGTGATGCTGAAGGAAATGAGATAACGATAGATTCTGCTTTATTAACAACTGGGCATAGTTTTGAGTATAAACTTGTTGAGATGGTAGATTCAGGAAGCGGAATATTTGTTACTGAGTATGCGTACGTTGAACTGAATAGTGTTCAAACAAAGGCAGTTCAGACCACAGATGGGTTCGGCATTTTACAAATAGACGCAGGAGCCAATGTGAGTACAATAACAACTAGCAACATAACGAGTGCTGTTGTCTCTTTTAGAGATGGATACTATGATTAAAAATGACTAATTTCATAATAGATGTTAAGAGTGGGAGTACAACAGGCAGTGTGGTCCCTGATGCAGGATGGAGATATACGCAAAATCTTAATGAAGTTAATGAGGCAGACCTTAAGTTTTCAGGAACAGGAGCATCAAAAAGAACTCTCTTGACTATTGGAAGTACAGTTTATATTTATAAAGATGGAACTCTAGCATTTAAAGGATTAATTGATAACACAGAATACTTCGTTGGTGGGACTGTAGTTTTTCATGCAAGTGGATGGGAAGTATGGCTTGCAAAAGAGAATGGAACATATTCAAGTAGTCCTTGGACCAGTGATGCAAGTGCTTCAATATTCTCAGATATTATAGGAGAAAGTAATTATTTTACTGCAGGAACAATAGATGCAGGATATTCTCTAGACTATCGGTTGAGCACAAGCAGTAGCCTGTTTAATAGCATTTCTAACTTAGCGAACAAGACAGGGCAAGATATAGAAATAGACTACTCAGCAAGCACTATAGGCATCAGGAACCATATTGGAAGCACAACAAGTGTAGCAGTTCTTAATGAAGGAAAAGAAATAACTAATGTGAGAAAAAGTGTCGGATACCCTAGAGGAAACGCGATTGAAGTTTTTGGGAAAGGAGACGGAGATGACCAAATAAAAGGATCAGACTCTGATGCAACAAGTATCACAGCTTATGGAAGAATCACAAAAACGATTATTGATAGAACAGTTATATCTGAAACTGAAGCAGATAGATTGGCTAGTGCAGAATTAGCACTTAATAAGGATCCTCCTCACATTTATGACTTTGACTTGACAAATCCTGATTATACAGGAATCTCAATTGGAGATATTATAACTTTAAATGCTTTAGATCAGGACATAACAAATGAAGAAGTGAGAGTTACAGGTATTGAAGAAGGAGAAGCAGGTGGAAGACAGTACAAAATACTTCAAGTGTGCAATCCTGAATTAAAGACTTTAATGAAGAATAAGAACAAGATCATTGCTCAGATACAAAAGAATTCTCATGATGATAATAGTTATATGCAAGGAAGTGGGAACACTTTGACTTGGGGATCAGGAATTAATGCTCAATCAGGAGCACCTGCAAAGGTTGGTTTTTATGTTCCTGCAGCATTTGTGACAGATGAAGCAGGAAATATAAGAATTAATAGTATGACAGTAGATTATGATATTGATGGTTACAATAGTCAGTATGGTGATGCAACTTTTACAGGTGGTGATCCTCAAGTACAAAATAGTAGCGCAGATGAAGGTGCAGGTGTAACTGGAGATTCAGGAAGTGAGGGTGCTGGTGTTGGTGGGGATTCTGGAAGTGAAGGAGCTCCTGTTAGTGGAAGCAGTGCAGATGAAAATCCTGTTTTGGATAGTGGAGATTCATCATATGCTTGGACAGGAAACTATATAGGTTCTGACGCTGATAATTCTCAGGCTTGTTCAGCAGGTTC